CTAGCAACCCTTCTGAGTATTCTTTGTTAAACTGCTCTGTGAATGTTTTGTAAACAATGTTGTCTATTGGCTCCTTTATATCTTCTGTCGGGTGGTCGACTGAGGATGACATCTGACCCACTATCCTTTCTTCTAAAAGAACTCTGTCGTGAACTGGAAGCTTTTCATTAAAAATAGAATATACAGATGCCAAGCTCTTATAATTTGGTACAAATTTTGTGAATATCTTATTAGATAAAACTCGATTAATCTTGTTTATGAGATTACTTTGTTCCTTGAAAATTTTCTTTTTATCCAATTTAGAATAACAGACTTTTGCCTCACTTACTATTTTCTCTGCGAGGTTCTTATCTATCTCTGTTGTCTCGTAAATAGACCGATAAAGCCCCAACTCTTCATTCAAAGAACTTTCGGAATGAAAATGCTCCTTTATAATTGAAACGATCTTGTTTTGTTTGTTTCTGTTTTTCTTAATAATTGAAGTTGTCAATTCTCGGATTAAAGCCTCATAAACAAACGCAGTATTTCTTTTCTTATTATGTTTTAGTCTCATCTTTTTTCCTCGATTTTAATGATTCGTGCAACTGTTTTAATTCTAAGTTTAAAGTTAAAATTTCTTTCTCTTCTCTACTATAAGTAGTTTCTTTATTCTCATAAATCCCCCTACCTATACTCATTAAATCCAGCGCCCCCGGAAAAACGTTCCTTGGGGTGGATTTGGACTTCTCAGAGGCATAAGATCCTTTATATGTTTTCTTTCTAGGGCCGGATGTTTTTCTTCTGTCTCCTCCCTTCTTGTCTCGTGGTGTATATTTCTTGCCTTTTGATCGTGAGGTGGTTGTACGGCCGTCAGGAGTGACCCACTTAAAAGTATCATCGTCTCTCTTGCCGGGTGCGGCCAATAAAGCGCCCTCTGCTTCTGGTTCTGGTGCAGCCTCTCCGCCGGCGTCGCCGGGTGCCTCCATTCCACCTTCGCCACCCATACCCATGTCTCCACCCAGCTCAGCCTCGGGTCCGACGCCGCCCATACCTCCGGGCTCGGCTCCCATTGCGCCGGCGTCGGCGCCTGCTGTTTGGGCAGCTTGCTCCATCTCGCCGGCCGATTCGAGAGCAGCATCAAACCTTCGATCATTGTACATCTCTCTTCTATTTCTCACAAACTCATCCTGAGTCATACCAAACATCTTTTGAGCCAGCCATCTTTTGCTAAAAAATCCTTCGGTGGCGCCTGTCGCGACTTCAAACTTGGTCTTCCAGTGCTCTAGTTCTTGAAGTTCTGCAATTTTTGAAGGGTTATTCAGGTTGATCTTAAATGAAACCAGATCCTCCTCCCTATATCCCAGAACATACAAGTGAACAATTCCTATCTTTTCAAGTTCCGTAGTTACCGACCTTTGAAGTCTTTGTACCGTTCTTGCAAAGCGAATATCCTTTTGGGCTAAAGTGCTTTTATCCTCTTCTCCTCCTTCTGTCGACCTAGCTAAATAAGACGGAGGTATCTTCAAGGCAGAGAACAGCTTGTCTCTCAGGTATTTGACATCATCAATGTCTCCGGTGTATTGTCCTCCCTTAATAGATTCTATCTTGGTTCCACTCATTTGACCTCGCACAGGTATAAAATAGTCCTCCTCTATCGACATCGGATTATACCTTAAGTCCACACGGCCAGTAGTGGGGTCAACTACTTGATTCCTCTTCATTTGGGTCATAGCCTTTTGCATAAATTGTTCAACGTCCTGTGGGGGAACATTGCCTACATCAATATAGAAGGCTCTTCTCTCTGGAGATCTAACAATTCGATACGCCATCATCGCGTCTTCTAATAATGTTAGTTGTCTCCAAATACGGCGGGCGGGCTCCAGAGTGCTTGTTCCGTATGGGTTATACTTATCATTTCCCAATATTCTAAAGTGTGCTACTTGCCAATTCTCAAACGTCATCCCTGCAGAGTTCCACTGAAACTGCACATAGTTTGGATTTGATTTATCTTCTCCTTCCATTCTTTCCACTTCTTGCGAAGGTAACCCTATCACGCTCTGGATTCCTCTAATCTCATCGATATCCATGTATAAAAAGAAGTCTCCATACTTACACATCGAGCGACACCAGGTAAAAAGATTATATTCTATGTTGATAATGTTATAATATAGCGATTCAAGAATTGACTTTATTTCTTCGTTATGGCAATCGATATTCAACAAGGGTTGTATCTTGCTATGAGTGGTCATTTCGTCTGCATAAATATCTAAAGCCGATGCAATCTCAGGAGTGTATTCCATTTGATCAAAATCTACGTACCTTTCTGTACGCTGCTGTGCTGCTAAGACATTTGCCTGTAGGTTGGCATAGGGATCATAGGCCGTTTTCTTAAATTGGCGGCCGCTGACCGAAACAAACCTTTGTGCATACTTGTCTAAATCAATTCTTCTTAGTCTGTGGTTTGTTTGTGTTCTATAATTTGTTAGTGGGCCCGATAAAAGGCGAGTAAGCCTCCTAAAGAGTAAACTGTCCGGGTTTCTACTTGTTTTTTTCTCAGCCATTAAACCTCTTATCCTTTATACAGCCACGAATAGTTATCAACGTTCTTACTGTGCTCTTTTATCCTATCATACATTTTGGTATTTTTTTGCTTAATCATACCGTTAATTGCGGTATCTAAATTGTTATTATATTTAGTTATCGAAGATAACATAGCTTTCTTGTATTCGGCATCTCTTTGATTGACAACCAAAGCCGTGTCCCTTATCCAGCACCCGATGGCGCAAGCAATTACTAAATCGTCGTTATATGATCTCATAGCTTCTGGCTTTCCATTGTGCCAAATAAAAGTTTTCATCTCGCTCAGCAATCTTGGCGAGTATATTTTAATTAGGTCATTTCTAATAAATTCTTCCATCTTCGCTATAACCAAGGGTCTTGTTTTGGAAGTCATGGTAAACCCGGCGACTGAATTGTTCATAACTTCTGCCTGATATTGTTCTACGAACTCATGAGTAGACTTTATTGAATAATATAAATTAGGATAATTGTACTCCTTTAGCTTCTCAAGAACCGCAAAACCAACTGAATTGTTTTCCACAACCAACAAGCAATTTCCGTACTCTCTTCCAGCGTCATGCACCACCCTAGAGAACAAGTCGGGTGTTAATTTTCCCCTGTATTCTGCTACCAATTCCATTGTTTCAAGTTTAAATACATGAAACACCGAAAAATCTTGTCCGTCTCCTCTTGCCACATCTGCTGTTAACAGGTAGGTCGCGGAGGGATCATACTCTTGCCATATCCAATAGTTTCTGTCTACGCCAGTTCTATATTTTGGATCTAAAATTGATGCTTGCAAGCGTTCGAGATCCGTAGGATCAAAAACCCCCTCGCCTGACATATTGAAGTTGCACTCTAGCTCTTGGGCGATTTCTCTTCTAGACATGTTTTTTGTTTCTTTTTCAAACCATTCTTCATCTCTGTCTGGATGTAGATCCCATGGCAATTTTGTTGGAAAAAAGTCATTTGAACCAGATTCAGAGTCCACATACGTCCTGTGAAACCAGTTACCTACACCATTTGGAGTAGAGAGGGCTATGCAGCGGCCGCCAGTAGAAAGTGTGGGATACAAGCCAACCCATAATTCAGAAAGGTTTTCAACATGTGCAGCCTCGTCAACCACTAAAAGAGATAATGCCTCTGAGCGACCCGCATCGGCAGAAGTCGATGAGGCTTTTATTTGAGAGCCGTTTGTTAATTCGAATGAAGTTCTGTTGTCTATACTGACTTTTGAAATCTGCAGCCACTCTGGTAACGTTCTTATGATCGTTTTCACCTTTTTAACCAAGTTTGCTGCCGTGTGAAATTTGGTCGCGATGACCAGGACATTCTTCTCTCTATGGAAAAGCATCAGCCAAACCACATAGGCCGCCGTAATAGTGGATATGCCCAACTGGCGGGCCTTTAATATAACATTAAACCTGTGATCTTGAAATTTTTCTACTAAATCTCTTTGAAAGTCATATAAGTGAAAGGGGACTAGCCCTTTTTGAGGATGGGTGATTTTACAATAATTGTTTATAAAATAATCTGGCTGCTTGCCGCATTTCAGAATTTCTTTTATTATTTGTTTTTTGGTTAGTCGAAAAACCATTAGAACAACTTGTCGTTCTTACCCTGTGAAAGCCACTTTTTAAAAGAATCTTCTAATCGATCTTCGCTCTCTTCGCCCACTGGCTGGCCTTTAATATAACATTAAACCTCTGATCTTGAAATTTTTCTACTAAATCTCTTTGAAAGTCATATAAGTGAAACGGGACTAGCCCTTTTTGAGGATGGGTGATTTTACAATAATTGTTTATAAAATAATCTGGCTG